GTCAAATACAGGGGGCAAGGATGACAAAATTATGTCCAAGAGGAAAAGCGGCAGCTAAAAGAAAATTTAAAGTTTATCCTAGTGCATATGCAAATGCTTACGCTTCTAAAATATGTGCTGGTAAAATTAAAGATCCAAGTGGTGTAAAAAGAAAAGATTTTAAAGGTCCAAAACCATCTGGTAAAAAAGATGGTGGCGAGATAATTAATTTTAACAAAGTATCACAAGATAGAAAAAAAATATCACAATTTAACAAAGGTGGTATGGCTAGAGCTTGCGGTGCGGTTATGCAAAACAAAAGAAAAATTACAAAGTTTAGCTAATGTCTGGTCATAAAGGATTAGCAAAGTGGTTTAAGCAAGATTGGGTAGACATTGGTGCAAAGAAAAAAGGTGGAGGATTTGCTAAATGTGGCAGATCTAAATTAGCCGCAGATAGAAAAAGAAAATATCCAAAATGTGTACCAGCTGCAAAAGCAGCAAGAATGACAGAGAGTCAAAGAAAGTCTGCAGTTAGAAGAAAAAGAAGTAAGGCACAAGGTGTTGGAGGTAAACCAACTAATGTTAAAACTTTTGCAGCTCAAGGTGGATTAATAACTAATCAAAGAAGAGCTGGCATAGCTCAAAGAGGATTTAATTTTAAAGGTGTCTACTAAAAAAGATCCCAGAGTAGGCACGGGAAAGAAACCTAAAGGTAGTGGAAGACGTCTCTATACTGACGAAAATCCACGTGATACTGTGGGTATTAAGTTTGCTACTCCTGCTGATGCCAGAAAGACTGTCGCAAAAGTTAAGAAAGTTAATAAACCGTTTGCTAGAAAAATTCAGATCTTAACCGTTGGTGAACAAAGAGCTAAGGTTATGGGTAAAAGACAAGTAGCAAGTATTTTTAGAAAGGGTAAAGATGCCATTAGAAGAGGACGTAAAAAAAGACGTACGTAAGTGGTCAGAACATTTTTTGGAAATTCCTAATAAACATTTAGGAGGTTTTCCAGCTTGCCCTTTTGCAAAGAAAACATGGAAAGATGACAAGGTCGTTGTTGAAGTAAAACGTAAACATAAATGGTACAAATCAGAATTAAACGCACACCTTAAACAATTAGATTTTTCAGTTCATGAAATTTTAATATTTTGTGACCCATATTATAGTTATGACACTGATGAGTTTCAAAGTATAGTTGACGCATACAATACTTGGTACAATAAAAAAGACATCTATTTTATGGGTTTTCATCCAGATAATCCAGCAAATGAGGAGGAACAAGAATTCCTTGTGACTCCATCTGGAGAGGCTCCAACGGTAGAAAGCGATTTAATGTACTCAATGATGTTGGCACAAAAGTTCTCGCAATTACAAGAAGCTTCTGATAAACTACACAGAATTGGTTACTATAAGTTGTGGCCAAAAGGATACTATCAAGACGTTGTGGTATCTAGAGCAAAAACCTATAAACGAATATTCGGAGGTCAATATGATGGGTAAAAAGAAAATGGCTAAAGGTGGCATGGCTGGTAAGAAAAAAACAGCTATGAAACGTGGAGGCCCTGTCAAAAAACGTGGTGGTGGCATGATGAAAAAAGATCCTATGGCTATGGCTATGGGTGGCATGATGGGTGTATCACCAAGAAAACAAATGGCTATGGGCATGAAAAAAGGCGGTAAAGTCATGAAGGGTAAAAAAAAGAAGGCTAAGAAAAAAGCTAAGAAAAGAGGCTAATGCCAACTTACGCCCCAACAGCAAATTTTGACCTCAGCATCGATGAGATAGCTGAGGAGGCATATGAGCGTTGCGGTTTGCAAGTTCGTAGTGGATACGATTTGCAAACTGCAAGACGTTCTTTAAATCTATTGTTAGCTGAGTGGGCAAACAGAGGATTAAATCTTTGGACAATACAACTACAAGAAAAAACCATAACAGCTGGAACAAACAATTTAACAGGTCTTGATTTATTTGGATCTGGTCAAGAAGCTGCTCAACAAATAATTGATATAACAGATCTTGCTATAAGTGATTCTAGTAACAATGATTTTTCTGCTACATCAATTAGTAGATCAACATATTTAAATATCGCTGTCAAAACGACCAGCGGAAGACCAACTCAATACTATTTTGAACGTACGATAAACCCAAGACTATATCTATATCCTGCAGCTGATACAACTTACACTCTAAAGTATTATGCTCTTCTTCGTATGAAGGATGCGGGCGATTACACAAATAATGCTGAGATTCCTTTTCGTTTTCTTCCATGTATGACTGCTGGTTTGGCTTATTACATATCAATGAAAAAAGCGCCAGAAAGAATTCAATTATTAAAACAAGTTTATGAAGACGAATTTCAAAGAGCAGCAGATCAAGATGGTGAAAGAACAAGTTTATTTTTAACGCCAAAAACTTACTTACCAGGAGTTTAATATGGGAAGATATGCGTCTGGCAAATATGCACAAAGGATTTCAGATAGATCTGGTATGGCTTTTCCATATAATGAAATGGTAAAAGAATGGAATGGATCAGTGGTACATATATCTGAGTTTGAAGCAAAACACCCTCAACTTGAGCCTTTACCAATCATTCAAGATCCAGAAGCATTACAAGAGTCTAGAGGACAAGTAGCAAGCTCAAGAGTTTTTGTAGGAGGATCAACTGGACCTATTAGTGGAGAAAGAACAGTTGTAAAACCAGATGGTTCTGATGCACCATATGATGGAAGAGGCTTTGGATTAACTGCTAATCAATTTGAAACGGCTGATCAAGTAGTTACTCATACCAAATCAGATGGCTCTACTTTTACTATAACCACTAAAAGCATGATGCCTTTAGAATTACAAGCACCTAAAAAGCCTACAAGGTTGCTATCATCGGTAGGTAATGTTACAGTGAGTACATCATGAGTGACTATTCAGATTTATTAGATAATGTAAGAAATTATACTGAAACGTCATCTGATGTTTTAACTGATGCTATCATAAATCAATTTATTCAATCAACTGAAGATAAACTCAGACGACAAGTAGATTTAAATTATTATCGAAGATATGATACAGCAACTTTAACAGTTAATAATCCATTTTTACCGCTTCCTGCGGATTGGGAAGCAACAAGATACGTTCAGTTAATAGATGGTTCTAATAACAGAACATTCTTGATACAAAAAGACATTTCGTTTATTAACGAATATGCGCCAAATAGAACATCAACAGGAGCAGGTACTCCAAAGTATTACGCTGTTTATGATGATGACACACATATGTTGGCACCAACCCCGAACGCTGCATTAACTGTAGAGCTCGCATACACGTACAAGCCACCTGTCTTATCCAGTACGACAACTTCTAATTGGGTTAGTCAGAACGCTCCAAACGTGCTTTTGTACGGTTGTATTTTGGAAGCACTTGGATACTTGAAAGGTCCAGCTGATATGATACAATACTACGATAATATGTATAACAAGTCTGTATCGGATCTAGCCACATATGAGATGGGGCGTGACCGTAGAGACGAATTTCGAGATGGCGTTATTCGTATCCCTCTCGAGTCTAGGAACCCATAGGAGATTATTATGGCAATTACACAAGCTGTATGCAACAGTTTCAAAGTGGAGATCCTGAAAGGCCTGCATGATTTTACGGCTACGACGGGGAATGCTTTTAAACTAGCGCTATACGATTCAGAAGCAACTTTAAGTAAATCAACAACTGCTTTCACACAAACTGATGAAGTGGCTAACTCAGGAACTTATTCTGAGGGCGGAGGTGCATTAACCTCTGTTACTCCAACTTTATCAGGTGATACTGCTGTATGTGATTTTGCTGACATATCATTTACAAGTGCAACTATTTCTGCACAAGCCGCTGTTATTTATAACAGCTCAACTGTATCTGGTTTGACTACAAACGCATCAGTGTGTGTTCTTGATTTTGGTAGTGTGAAATCTTCAACTGCTGGTACGTTTACAATTACGTTTCCTGCTGCTGAAGCTACCGCAGCAATTTTAAGGATCGCATAAGGAGATAAAATATGACTACCCCACTATCAGGATGGGGGCGGTCAACCTGGAACAATGCAACCTGGAACCAAGGTGGTACTGTTGACGCAACAGGTGTTACCCTCACATCCAGTGTCAATGACGTAGGTCAGATATTAGATATTGATGTAACTCCAACTGGAGTTTCAGCTACTGCATCTACGGAATTACAAATTAGAGAAGGATGGAACCGAGGGTTAAACGTCGGTGACTCAATAGCATCAAGTTTTGCTTGGAGCAATGGAGCATGGGGTAATGGTGATAACACTGTTTCAGTTATAGGTATTGGATTAACTTCAGCATTAGGTGAAGAGACAGTTACTGGCACTGCATCAGTAACTTTACCAAGCGTATCATTAACGGCCACTGCAGGAGATGCTGTGGCCACCGGTATTGCGGAGGTAACTCCTGCTGGAAATGCGCTTACCAGTTCGTTTGGTTCTTTCACTATAGCTACAGATCAAAATATTTCTGTAACAGGCATCGGTATGACTTCATCATTAGGTGATGAGTCGCCTGCCGTTACAAAAGCTATAGGCTGGAACCGTGATACTGATATTAACACAGGAAGTTCTATTGGTTGGAGTGATCAACAATGGGGCGCTGTAGGTTTATCTCAAGCTTTAACAGGGTTCTCACTTCCAGCTTCTCTAGGCACACCTACACTCACAACAGATCAAATTATATCAGTTTCAGGTATTGGATTAACTTCTTCAATAGGAGATCCTGCTATTAGAGGTGACTCTAATCTTTCATTGACTGGAGTTGGTTTAACCTCTGCAACAGGTGATTTACCTACAACAATTGATGTAGCTGGTAATGCCCTAACATCAGCGGTTGGATCTGTAGAAACTTCTATCTTTGTAACTGGTCTTGGCATGCAAGCAGTTCTTGGAGATGCCGAACAAGAGACTATTTATGAAGCACCTAGTGTTTCTGCAACATCTAATGTAGGAACAGTTAATGTTAGAATAGATACGGTCTTTACAATCACTGGCGTTTCTGCTACTAGTAGTTTAGGTAATTTACAAGGAACCTTCTGGAGCCAAGTAGATGACTCAAACAGCGATATAAGTTGGACAGAAGTTCATAAAGCTGCATAAAAGTTTTGACAAACTTTAAAATAATCATTAAATTTTAAATTAGGAGATTAAATGGCATCAACTTATTCGACAGGTTTAAGAATAGAGCTACAAGCTACCGGAGAAAATTCAGGAACTTGGGGTACTATTACTAATAACAATTTCTCTCAAGTATTTGAATTTGCTATTGCTGGCGTATATGCTAAAACTCTTTCTGGCACAGGTCCTACGACTTTAACAAATAATGACGGACCACAATCTCAAGCTAACAACGAAGCTAGACAAAACCAAATAATTTTTTCTGGAACTATTTCAACTACTCACATAGTACAGTTTCCAGCTACACAAAAAACTTACGGACTTTATAACAACATTTCAGGTGGCGCTGATGTTACTGCAAGATTAGGCGCTTCTGGTAACACAGTAACAATTAAAAATGGAAAATACAGATTAGTTTCTACTGACGGAACTAATTGGTATGATATATTTACACTAGCTGGACTAGGTGAAGCATGGATTGATAAAGCAGTAGGTGACTCACCTTATGCTGCATCAGCTGGAGAAAATATTTTTGTTGATACTTCAGGTGGAGCAGTAACAGTAAATTTACCTTCGAGCCCTGCTCAAGGTGATCAAGTAAAATTTATAGATTCCCATGGTACATTCGGTACCGCAAATTTGACAATAGGTCGAAACAGTGAAAAGATACAGGGAACCGCTGCTGACCTAACAGTTTCAACTAATGGCGCTGGCTTAGCACTTGTGTATTATGATAGTGACAATGGTTGGAGATTAAAATATAACGATTAATTATGGCTAACTTACAAGATATAGTAAACAGAAGTGAAGTAGGCGCAATCAAGCCTTGGACAAAAGCTACAGCTCCAGATGGATATTTATTATGTGATGGTGCAGCCGTTTCAAGAACAACTTATGCAGATTTATTTGCAGTTGTTGGAACTACTTACGGCACAGGTGATGACTCAACTACTTTTAATGTTCCTAATCTACAAGGTAAAATGCCTCAAGGTTTTGATGGAAACACATATAATCTAGCAGGCACAGGTGGAGCAAACACCGTTACCGTTTCTGTAACAGACAACAAAGCTGCAACGTCTACAACTACACAATCTGTAACTATTACAGGTAATATTGACAATACATCTTTAACAGAAGCACAGTTAGCAAGTCACGGTCATCCTATTTTTACTCAATCAGGTACGGGTGGTCCAATGATGGCAGGTCGTGGGTTCACTGGTTTTTATAGACCGGGTCAAGGAAGAAGTCAAAGCTCGCCATTTACTATTTCATTAGCTACTGAACAATCTGCAAATATTCAATTTACTAATTCTGGGTCAGGTACAGGTCATAACCATAGTCATAATTTATCAGGAACTTTAACAGGTAATATTACAACAAACTTAACTGGTTCTGTTACGGCTTCTGGAACAAATTCATTTTCACCTTTTGTGGTGGTTAACTATATAATTAAACATTAGGAGACATTGATGGCAACACAAATTGTAATACATAACGGTAGCTCAATTTTGTTAGATGATTCTTACAGAATAAGTTGGGCAGACAAAGGTAAAGATTGGGTAGATGGTTGGGTACCAAATACAATTCATGCTGTTATTTATAACAATCTCGCAGGTCCAAATGAAATTCAAAACAAAGATGCGTCAACAGGAATGATGACTGGTAATACTTCATTATCATCTACAAGTGATGCAGTCGGATCTACGACAATAGCTGCTTTGTTAACATGGGGAGAAACTAGAAAAGGTCAAATTCAAAGTGCCAGGTTAGATCGTGATAATTACGAAGAAAACGCATTTACTAAATGGGTTGACGATGGAAACCAAGCTGAAGATTTTCATCCGGGTAATAGTGCTACAGCCTCTCATATTGATTGGTCAAAGACATGGATTGACTTTGACGAAAATTATTCTTAATTAAATTAACGAATCCAAGTAATAATTGAGTGTCTATCTCCGTTAGTAACGGGCATAACTGCATGAGGAAAACAAAAATTACTAGGAAATACTACGACACTTCCAGCTTTCTTTTTCACAATATGCTCACCCTCAAAAAAAGAAAAATCACCACCATCGTATTCATCATTTAAAATAAAAGAACAACTTAAAACCCTTGGATGTAAATCAAAATGGTCAGTATGTGTTTTGTATTCACCTTTTTCAGATCCTTTGTAAATTAAATGAATATATCCTGTGTCTTCTGTTGTTAATCCTGTACCAAAATGTTGAAAAGTTTGAGCATATTTTCTTAAAACTTTACCTACACCTTCATAAATTTTTTTATCAAAATCATTATTCAATCTGTTCTGATAACAGTTCCTGTAATTAGAATTTGTTGTGTCGTCATCCACTGTTGCTCTTTGAAAATTATCAAAGTTAATATTGTTTATAATACTTGTGCATGTTTCTTGATCAAGAATATTATCGTAGCATTTGATGTAGTCTGTGAGATTTATCATTTAAAAGATTTTTTGCTCCAAAAATATTTCTTATATCTATCCATCCATTCATTATTTAAAATATTTATAATTTTACTATGTGCCTTTTCATAATAAAATCCTGACCACATTTTCCATGATTCTCTTTTAAAGGGTATAACTTGCACCATTGGCTCACCTCTTTTAAATAAAAATTGTTCATCTCTTTTTTTAAGAAAGTAAGGAAAATTTATTAAATTAAGATATGTATCTGTGTCGACTACTCCCGGAATAATATCAAATCTTTCTTCCATCCTGTTCATTGGTTGTACAAATAAACAACTATAACCCGGTGGTGTTTTGATAAGCCATTTGTTCATAAATTTACCGACTTTTTCACCAGAAATTTTCTGCCACTCCTTAGGTAATTGTGCTTTATCGTGAAATTCAGAGGAGGCATTTTTATTAGCTGGCGTTACAGAAAAATCATTTTCTATTGGATCCACTAAGTAGTCTTGATCAAATGGTATAATGTAACCTAGAATTAAAGAATCAAGAAATGGCACACATGTTTTTACCGTAGGATCATGCAAGTTGTCATCTTTGAATCTTTTAAGTTTTTTGTATTCGTCAGGTATAAATCTTGATGCTGGTTTTGGGTTTGGCCAAATATCTTTCATATTCCCATCTGTCGCAACAAATTTAATTTTATTTTCAAACAATTTTTTTACCTACAAAATTAAAGGACATTGATCTTCTAATAGGATCTTTATCATTTGTTTTAAATGGAAAAACCATATGCATGTGAGAGGCCTCAAAAATATAAAAATGACCAACTACAGGTTGAAAAAAATTTATAGAGTCTCGAGGATAAATAAAACCTAATGAGCCATCTCTAAATTTATGTTGGTGTTTAACATCATTAATTAAGTTTGGAACTTTTAAAAACATCACTGTTGACCAACCTGTTTTATCATGATGTGTATGAGGAGGATTGTATTCATTTGGCTTCATGTCATTGATCCACATAGATGTTATGTTTAAATCTAAAACAGGAGTATCGATTAAACCAAAGTGATTCATCGACATTATATAATCATTCATGTAACTTCGTAATGTATACATAATTGGAAGCCTCGGTACAAAATCTATAACACTTAGCTCAGTGTCCATTCTGCCCGCTAACTTAGGTCCTTTATCTTCTAAATTATTCTTGGATTCATCAAAGGCATTATTTAATTCTTCTATTTCTTTAAGAGGAATTTCGTATCTTTTTATAATTCTACCGCTTAAAAATGTTTTGCTCATACTTTCTTGACGCATTATTACCATCTATTTGTCAACAAAACAATTTAAAAAAATACTGTTGCGTTGATAAAAAATATGTTTACATTAGGTTCTCACCAAAATTAACAATCATAGGAGAAAATATGGAAAACGAAGACATAAATAAAGCCATTGCCTACCTTGCAGATAAGGTGAGCAAATATCACGAAAGACTATTAGCTGTAGAAAGAGATATTAAAAGACACATCAAGAACACAGAGCAGCATTGTTGTGATGATTGTGATTGTAAAAAACCTAAGTAAAAAAGTTATTAATAGAATATCTAAAAGATCCATTGCCATTCCATTGAAGAGGAGTGTGATAAACATCGGATGTAAAAAAGATAGCTCTATTTGGTTTAAAACCAACATGCATGTCTAGTTTACCATCTTTATAAAAACCTGTGCCATTATTAATTGATTTAGGACCGTGCATGTAAATTAAACATTGATGCGTGCATCCTTTATTCAAATCAACATGAGGTCTTGGTTTGTCGGTTGCTCCCACCATAGTATAAAGAGAAGGAAAAACATATTTAGAAATTTCGTAATTAAAGTGTTCGTGTATTAATTTTTTAATTACAATTTGTAATTCACAATTGTCTGGTAAATAATGCACGTGCCAAAAAGTGCCATCGAATGCTTTTCTTATCTCAGCTTCAGGTGGGGCATACTCTATTCTTACCATCTCATTCACAATTTTGGTATATAAGTCGTCGTTAAAAAAATTTTCTTTTACAAATATACTCGACACTATTTTGGTGTTTGACCAAGCATGTCCTTCAATGATGGAGCAAATACTTTAACATCTCGTCTGATCTTTTCAGCAGTTGTTGAAGTGTTTGGATCATCTATGTCAGCTTGCATAGCTTCTTCTGATTCGTATTCCTGACCAGTATCTACATTTGTTAATGTTGTTTCAGTTTTTACTTTATATCTAGGAATAACTCTTCCATCTTCTAATGTAACAGTTCCTATTTGTTCTGCGGGTTCAATTATCGGCATTATCCCTCCAATGAATATTAAAACTTAAAATAACCCTATCTTCTTTAGAATTATTTATTTTAACTTCATGTTGTAACCATGATGGGAAAAAAATCAATGAATTTTCTTTTGGTTCCCATTGTACGCTATGAGCGAGGTGTATGGAGTGATCTGTTATTTTTGGGGGTGATAATACCTCTGCCTGTGGTTTAGGCTCTAGAAACACTAAATTACCGCATTTAGGGGGTACTTTTAGATAGTAAACTCCAGACAGGTAACTGTTAGGATGTGTGTGTACATTATTTCTAGATCCAGGTGGATTAATTATGCCCCATAGATCTGCCATTTCAGGCACATATTTATCTATAACCCCTAAATGATTAAAACACTCATTAGCTGCAAATAAAATATCACCTACAACAGGTTTAAATTCTTCGTCCTTGTAAAGGTTGTCGTGACTGTGCCAACCTCCTTGATTTGACCTTGGCAGACCTTTTTCATCTTTAGCTTTTAGTTCGTAAAGTCTATCTATTAAATGACCATGACCTTTAATTTCTGTCACCATGACAGGCGTGATAAATAGTGATTGTAAATCCATTTTTTATTCTCCAAATATTTGTAAGGTAAATCTTACCTCTGGTGATGAATGTGAAATTGGTGTGACAGTGTGTAATTCACCTTTGTCATTTAAAATTAAATTATTAAATTCTGGTAACTCAGCATTCCATTTTTCTTTTTCATCTTTCCAAATAAACCAACCACCATAGTCTGGTTGCCAATTTGCATTTAAATATATCGTCCCTCCAAAAATATATTGTGAATCATCGTGCAATGAAATGCCAGAACCAAAATCCCAAATATACATCATAACACCAATGTCTTTAGCTTTTGGAACTAAGGGTTTTATATCTTCAAGAACTTTAGCTGCACAATCATCTGATACATATCTTGTTGAAACAGTGCCTAAATTATTTGATGTTAAAAAACTAGCCCAATGACGTCTGTTAGAACCCCATACATCTTTTCTAATATTATTATTTAACTCATTATTCACTATAGTTAGAGTTTCTTCTTTCAATACATTTTTAAATAATTTCATTCTTTTTCCTTTTTTTAAAGTTGACCCTTTGTAACCTCCATAAAACTTACAATTATGTGAACTTGGTTTGCAGCATTAGCTTGAGCTTTTAATACATCAGACTCTTGTAAGACTAAAGGCTGAGATAATAATTCTGTTGTAGTGTTGGTTGCTACACTTTTTTGTTTGAATAATTCAAATGTAGCAGAGGATCTAACAACTTCTAAATCAACTAATGTTGTGCTACCAGAATCATTGCAAATTAAAATAGATTTAATTACATCAGTCGTAGGTGGCACAGGAGGTGTTGCACCAGGATTAGCTGTAGGCACAGTTAAAATGGTAGTTAAGTCGGTTGTTGTTATATCAACCATTGCGCTTTTAAATACGTTAGCCAAGGAAAAAACCCTCCGACTCTGCCTCTTCTCTTAAATCTTGTTGATAGTTTGTATTTAATAAAAGTATAATTTGATCAAGTAGCCTAATCATCTGGTCAAACTGACCGGGATCGTATTCTTGTGTAGCGTTTGGTAATCTAGTTATATTTATTTTAGCCATTATCTTCTTCCATCAGGTCTTATTTGCAGCTTCTGTGAACCAAGTCTCCACGCTGTATCATCTACACTATTTGTTGTGTATCTAATTTTAACAGCCCTACCTCTACCTCTTACATTAATTTTTTCTGTTGTGCTAGTTATTGTGCCACTGGTTGTTACGTTAGCTGCAGATTGAGGATATTGTTCTAACGTTAATTGTGCTGTCATTGTGTTTGCCAGATTGTCAAAATCTGGTACTAATTTACTTACAGACATTAGTTGATCTCCATCCGCTATTTCAACAGATCCTGTTTCTAAGAACGCTGTAATAGCCGTTCCGTCTGCCTGATTATTACCTGTTTCATGTTCGTATATAGAAGATGCACCAGCGGTTAATCCAAGTATGCTCGTAGCATTTGCAGTGGCGGATGCGCTGTACTCAGTAGCTATTGGTTTTTCATATACATAAGCACCAAGCCAAGTAGTACGTCCTAAACTTAAAGTGTACCAAGTGCCTTCTAAATAGTTATATGCCACTGCTCTATCTA